CTTAAACATTACTTCAACGCCAGAACCAGTGCCAGTAAAGCTCCCACTTGGGTTACCAACAGGGTCAACGCCAATGCAGACGGTAGTGCTGGCTTGGTCACCAAGAATGAGTGTGCGGTAGGCGGAAGAATATCCGAAGGTGGATGCGCTAAAGGCTAAGACGTCTGTGCCACTGCTGTTGCGAAGGAAGACACCCGCTCCATTAAATGAAACTCCTAGGGTTTTTGACCAGCCCGAACCATTATATCCCCAAAGCGCAGCACGGTTATTTTCATCAAGCTGCCAGTTCCATGCACGGGTGTTGCCAGCATCTGCAAAATAAAGATGGCTGGAAATTGAAGCAGAACCCGCCGCAAATGCGCGGAAACCAGAGCCGCCGTAAGCTTCAATGGTATTAACAACACTGGTGGACGCAGGGTCTAAGTAGCGAGCAGTGTTATTGCTGTCGTAAAAGATAGGCGCACGGACATCGACGGTGTTGGTTGCTGATGCCCCAATGGGCATGGCAAAACTGGTGTAATTACCATCGTGAATAAATTCACGCCACGCTTGCCAAGTATTAGCATAGCTCCTGCGAAACCACATTTGGTCAGTGTAAAAGTTTTGGACAATCTGACCGCCCCAGTTTCCTGATGTGCCTCCTTCAACATCGCCCCACTGAAGAACCTTAAAATCTTGGCCTCCGCTAAGTGGTTGATTATACGAGCCGCCAGAAGGAAGATAGTTTGTATAAGCCCTAAATACTTGGGGTGAAGTTCCAAGCGTATTGAAGTCAGTGTTTGCATACCTTGCTTGATTAAGGTCAGTTGCTTTGGTTGCCGTAGCAGCGTTACCCGTTACGCTAATGGCCCAACTACCAGACGCAGCGCCCTGTATTGCAGCCGACACAGCCGCTGGCGTTGTGCGAACCACTTGGTTTGTTGTTGGATACATTGACACCAAAACAGTAGGCGTTTGCGCGGAAAGGCCAGAGCTAAGGACAATCTCACGCGCTGAAATGTCACCCGCACTATCGCGGTAGACTATCGTGTTTGCGGTAGGCGCTGTCGTGGGATTATTGAAGCCGCTGATCGACCCTGCGGCATCACCCGTCTTTAGCGTCTTTGTAAGGTTAATCTGCTGCTTTTTTGTTCCAGTAGGCTCAGTCGAGTTGCTGATGGCCGTTACACGATTGCGCGTAATCGTGCTGTTCGTTGGGCCATCCATCGCCATTACATTGACGTTAAATGAGTTCCAATAGCTGATGCGCGGCCACCAGAATTTCAGCACGCCACCTTCTTCAAAGACTTTTATGTAGGTCGCAAAATCGCCACCATATGAAATGCCCGTGTAGTTGATGATGGTGTCGTTGTAGAGGTAGCCTTGCGCCACAACCTTAAATGGTAGGTTGCTTGCACTGTAACTTTTACCAGTAATCTCAATAACAAAACTTTCACCAGCAAAGCCCGTTGCTGGAATGTCGGTGCTTACAAGAGTGCCGTCAACAAAGTCGCTTGGCGATTGAAAGCGTGTTGTCCAATCGCTGCGGTATACTGGACCGCCATTAATCTGAACTGTGCCGCCAAGATTAGAGCCATCTTTTGGGTCTATGTAGAAAGCGGAGTTGACGCTGTCATTAAAGACCGGCGCATTAAACGCTGTTGCCGCTGTAATGATGCCGCTGCCATTATCAATCGTCATGCGGGGTACAAAACTGGCGGACGTAATTGGCGATGCTGCGTAGCCGAATACTAAGTCATCACCGCTTGAGGTAGTAGTGAGCGCAATACGACCACCGGAGAGTGCCGCTATACCTCCACGGGATTGTCCGCTGTTGTGAACGATGATCGAAGCATCAGTTCCAAAGGCTTCCAAGTTCGCGCTGGGGCTGGCGGTGTTAAGGCCGACAAAGCCGCTGGGATACTTGATGGTCAGGCGCGGTGTTACACCAGCTTCAATAATCTGAAAATCATCGCCAGTTGTCTGCAAATCGTAGGAGTAGTTAGTCGCAGAGCCGATACGCACGCGACGGTTCGCGCCGTTGTTCAGCGTTATATTGCCAGACGCCAGAATAGCGCCAGCAACATTTACCGACGTAGAACTAGTTGGGTCAACGTAATAAGCAGTGTTGTCGCTGTCGTAGAAGATGGGAGCGCGGACATCTGACAAGCCAGTAATAATTCTTCGCGCAGATAAGTCACCTAAACGGGTATCAATCCATACTGCGTTTTCGCCAACAGGGACGGTCTGTCCCGTAATGCTTGGGCCAAAGCCAATGCCAAACCACGATTGAAGCTGTAGGTTAGATGTAGTGCTGCTTGCACCGTCCCCGCTTGTTCCTCTAATGAAGGTGCTTCCCGCACCAGCAAAATTGATGCCGCCACCTGTTGTTCCGCTGTTAACAGGAACAGTCAGTGCGCCTGTAAGCGTCCCGCCAGTTAGCGGAAGAAAGCCCGTTATTGCTCCACCAAGCGTCAGTGAGCCAGAGCCAGTGACGCTGCCTGTCAACGTAAGGCCCGATACAGTGCCTGTGCCGCTGACGCTGGTTACAGTTCCGGTGTTTGCCGTGTACCCGCTTGGATTGGTCGCATTGTACGGCGTGAACCCAAGAGCGGTTGTGACTTGTCCGGATGTAATGCCGGTAAGGTAGCTCGATGTGTCCAGCGTGTACGTGTTGGCTGCGGTTTTCTTTACAAAGCCGGTTGTACCAGCAAGAGCAGCGATTGCAGTGAGATCGCCATCAAGCGGCTGGTACGCCGATAATGCAGCGGACGTAACGTAGGCGCTGTCGTTTGTAAAAGATGAGACGTTAGTAGGCTTGCCGGTAAGATCGCTATACGCGCCACTGGTAGCTACGGTAGCCAGAGACGAAGTGTTCGCCTTCGTCCCCAGCTCCGTATTCAGATTTGTGAAGTTGCCATCAACCTCAGCGGTAGTGAGAGGCGAGCCTTTTCCGGAACGCGTTACAATAGTTGCCATCTTAAACTCGCCTCAAAGAAAATTACGCAGCGCCGATGGTCACAGTCCAAGTGATCGACATTGTGTCTGCAGCTTCTTTGTTCACAACACCAAAGACGGTACGGCAAAGCATGGTGCCAGCCGTCGATGCGTTGAAAAGACCAGCTTCTGTAACAGCGCCAGTGCCTACACCGGAGCCAAACGTAGCAACGAATGCGACTGCGTTGTTGGTGGCAACAGTTGAGGTCAAAGCTACACGCCCAAGCTCAGTACCAAGCGTGGTGTTGTTAGCCGCTGCAGTACCGCTGCCAGAACCAACCGCCATGTGTGACATGACTGCCGCACTTGCGTCGCGGATGCGGCTTGCGATGAAATTCAGACCAACGCTAACAACCAGATTGTCTACGGTCTGGTCATCTTTGATCGTGCCATCAGGACCGATGACTTGGATATTCAGTCGGCCAGTGGCCTTAATCATTTCGTTCGTGTTCATGTTTTACCTCAGAATGTTCTTGTAGCACCTACGTAATCTTCCATGAAGTAATCAATATCGCAGTACCCTTGGCTTTTAAGAGAACCAGAGTCAGATGTCACCGCCTGATCTAAACGCGACTTATCGAATACTTTAGCCGACACATCCAATGCATAAGCTGCATTGCTATACACTCTAGAGTAACTTGTTACAATCAAGATGATGTCAGAAGAAAAAGCAGTTTCTGTGATAGATTTAAAGAACTGTATTGTCTGGTCATCATCCGCAGCCGCGCCGTTAACGTCATCTGTTGCATAGGCTAGATCGGCCAGCACCTTGCCAAATGAGCGTGTGCGGACATCACTTGCCTGCGCAGCATCTGCGGAGATTTTCTCAAAAAACTTCTCCGAAAAATCTAATGCAACGCCAGCATCAACCAGCGAGCGACTTAGGCTTATTTCTCTGGAATCAAATGTTGTGGCGGTATCGCTAAGGCTCTTGCCCGTTGTGCGGAAAGCTATGTCGACGGCAGACGCTTGATCCCCCCGCTCCTTCTCAAACGAAGTGTTTGTAAAGTCTGTCGTAGACGCAAGATCACCAAGACCCCTGCCAAACGTCTTTGCAGCAAGGTCTCTGGCACGCGGAGATTCAGAGTGAGACCGCGCATATACCAACGTCTTTAGTAAGACATCCGCTGTAGAAACGGCATCGCTCTGTGGCTTCTCAAGTGTTTTGGTTGAGAAATCAGATGCAGACAGGATTTCTGTGCGAACTTTGTCGGCGGTCTTTCTAGCCGCATCTGCGCCGGTTGCAGCGTCCGCTAATACCTTGCCTGCTTGGCGAGACATGGTCTCAGAAGCCGTTGCTGCATCACTGCGCGTAGTGCTGAATGATTTTTCTGCAGCATCAGTTGTCGACGCAGTATCCGACAGACGCTTGCCAAAGAAACGCACCGCCTGATCAAAAAGCTGCGTAGCCTCAGTAAAGGCGCGAAAGATAAGGAACTCACCAAGTTGGGCAAGGACTTTGGGGTTAATGTAGGACAGGCCCGTAGAGAGCCGCTTGTAGGCGCTTTGCGCAGCTAGGGTTACATACTTGCTTGTAGACGCAAGTAGCTTGTAGCGCGTCTCTGCCTTCAGTTCAGCATGCTCTGCAGCGGCTGACAGTTCTGAGTATTTAAGCGTTGTTGCTAATTGGACGGTATCAATATCCTTAGTTTCACCGGCATCTGCCATTGGTTACTCCTTAAGAAAATTGCTCGCGCACCTGAAGCTTGATTAGCTCGTAAACGGTCTGCACGCCGCCAGTTGATGAGGTGTATTCGATCTCACCCTCAAATACGCCAGCCGTATTAAGCGTCGTTTGATCAAACAAAAACACTACCTCCCCAATTGTTGGGTTAGTGTTGTTGCCAATAATCGTTGATTTAATGGTGGTCCCGCCGACTTCACGTATGCGCAGGCGAACGGTTGAGCCGGTCAGGTTTACCAGCGCCCAAGTTGACGAATCTTCTAGGTCTAATACCTTACCGGCAGCGGCCTCATTGCGGTCACGCACGGTGATCTTAAGCTGAGGTAACGTATCGCCCTGAACCAGATAAAGGGTTTCAGAATAAGCCATCAGATGAATTCCCTTGGAGTTACACTTAACGCAGCACCGCTATGACCGTACTTGGCTTGGCGCATTGCGGCGACCACACCGCGCTCATAAAGCTGGCGGTTTGCACCCGCTGCGGCTCCGTCCATCCACGGCTGTCCGCCCATCATCTGAAGGCGGAATAAAGCTCCAGAGACCAGCGTCTCGCGATGCTCTAAACCAACGGTGTCCGGAATAGAGGTGGAGGTCTGCGTAGGCTTTAATGTGTAAAGAATCTTAAGTGTTTCACGCGCCTCTGGCTTTGGCCCCACCATAATGTTCTTGTTGTCGTACTGTGTAAAATACTTAGGGGAATTGCGATCCGACAATTCAATACGCATGAAGCAGTCTTCATACGTCACGGCTGTCAGAGCCGTACCGGCGCGGTACACACCTTTAACGTGATTAGGTTCAGTTCCAGTGGGAGATTCGATTTCATACTCTGTAATCCCTGCAGACACAGTCAGTAGCTGTGGCTCTGCACGGTACAAGTCAGTACGCGCACAAAAGTCTATGCAGGTGTCTCTGATTGCCCTCTCAGCGGTAAACTCAGGGCAGGACGGAACCTCTGTCAGGACGTAGACTAAGAGATCGGTGTACTTCACTGGTTATTGCGCCGTGGTTGTTGGGCCACCATGCTCTCTAGTAGTCCGCCATCCGCTTGAGACTTGATCCCAATCGACGTGGAGAACGACTGAAAGTATACGCCTGCGCGGTTGATGTTCGCAAACTCGCTGTCTTTCTGATAGGCGCGGTACATCATGTAATCCATGATTGCGTTGGCGTAGATATCGTCAATGCCAATTACCTGCACATCCGTCGTGAAATTAGAGATGGTGATATCGACAGGTGATATTGCGTAAACGATCTCAATAGAGGCCGCTGCGGCTGGCTTTGGAAATAGGTAGAAGTTCTTTGGATCAAGCGCGTCGTAGACATAGTGCTTAACGCCGTCAGTCCCTACTGCAGTCTCGTACCAAGTAGGAAGCTGAACGTCCAAAATGCTGCGCTCAACCTTTGTGATGGCGCGACCATTGGCGTTCCGTAGGACATTAATCAGACGCAGGCCATCTGCTGGCAACGTCTGCTTGGCAGAGGCGGTGCAGGTAAAAGCTGTGTTTACGGCTTTGGCGTCAGGGCGGAATAAAACAACCTGCCGCTGTGCGTCATTCAAATAATTAAGAAGCTCGCCCTGCGTCCAGCGAACAAAGGTCGGGTCTTGGAGAGTAACGCTAACCCGATTAATCAGGTCTATAGCTTTAGTCGTTGGCATCTACTTAACCCCACTCAATAACTTCTAAATCCTGATTACCCTTATACAGTGGATTCCAATCCCATTCCATACCTGTAGTCAAATGACGCACTCTTTTTGGAGTACGCTCACCAAGAGGCTTTTGCTCAACAGGTTTGTCTTTACGGGTAGCAAGCACCTTCATATGCTCAATCAAGTCATCCAGACGACGACGCTTGTCGATCTCGTAGCCATACTCGCTGCGAGCAAAGGCCTCCAGTTCGTCTTTGTTCATGTCTTCAACGGGCTTGTTCATACGTCTCTCGTTTCTCTGCAGAGTAGAGAGCGGGACTAACTCCCGCCCTCACCTATGAAGAGAGGGGCGGGGTTTCCCCCGCCCCAATCCTATTAGGCAGTCGTCTTGAGCTTCAAGGTAACAAGGGCGTTAGGAACAACGACCTTATAACCATATACCTTCAGACCACGGATACCGTCGCCAAAGGTTGACTCTAAGCGAACTGATTCAGTCTTCACGAACTGCGAAGCAAAGCAGGTTGCCTTCGGGTGACCAGCAAGAGCAAACGTCTTGCCAGCGTCGCCGCCGGAACCAATTGCCAACAAGTTCGACTGATAGATCGTGAAACGATCCACAGCGCCAACCTTACCGTTACGCAGCGGTGAAGCCGAGTCGCCGGTCAAGTAAGCAAGCTTGAGGTCAGACTTCTTCAACATCTCGATGTACAGCGGCGAGAGAACGAGAAAACGATCCGAATCCGGAATGTTCAATTCGTCCAGCTTACGCGCTGCTTCAAGGATGTGATCCAGAATGTTCGATGCCGAAACCGAAGCTTTGTCCAAGATGGTTGTTGCTGCAGTTGGGATGTTGGCAAGAACGTCGGTGTCGACGGCAATACGCATCTGTTCTGCGGCATCCTTCGATGCTTCATTCTGGAACGCAATGTCCGACTGAACCTTAAGGATATCGTCTACCTTGAAGGCATACGACTTCGCTTTGTCGATGTTCAGTTCGACGATCTGCGTGGTTACATCAGCATACGAAACCGAACCAGTGTAATCGCTTACAGTTACGTTGGGAACGGTGCGGATGTTTACTTTGTTGCCCTGTCCAGAGATTTCACCTTCATAGTCGGTGTTCGAAATCGATGGGAGGACGGAAGAGGCGTAAAACTTCGCTTGAAGCTTCTTTGAGAAAATCTCAGGAATGAAGTTCGCAGCGGAGGTTGCGCCAGTAGTAGCAAATGCAGGCATGTCAATTTGACCTTTTTACAACAGTGTTAAATCACCGGACTCGCCCATCCATGTACGCTTGATCGATCTCTGCCGAACGCTTCTCAAATTCATCGAGAGGCATGCGGGTGATTTCTTCTCGCGTCCAAATGCGCTTACCCGAATTAGGGTCCGGTCTTCGGGCTTTAGGGAGCGTTGGTTCTGCAACCTTACGCGCTCTATCCACCTTTGAAACCGGCTGTTGCGGCTGTGTATCGAACGTTTCTTTGTACTTACTAAGGAGTTCAACCACCTCATGGGCGCTGCCATCTTGGGCTACACGCTGCCATACTGGCGACTGACGCTCTATCCATCCAGCAAAGTCATCTGACGTAACGATCTCGTTCATGTCAGGGTGCGACTGCTCTATGGTGCCAAAATGTTCTTGCAGAGTGTTTTGGCTCTTTTCGGTATCAACTTGCGTCCGGTACTGTTTGACTGTGTCTTCTAGCTTCGACAGCTTCTTAAGCAGTGGCAGCGCAATGTCGGGATACTCTTCGGAAAGAGTACGCAATTCGTCATCGCTGTTGTCGCTTCCGTTACTGGCCTCAGCTAACTGAGCACTCAGGTCAGCAATCTGCTGGCGTAGTGCAAGATTATCTCTCCGCATGTCCGCAGCTTCTTGCGTCGCTTTTGTCATTCGAGACTGAGCATTCTTGACGCGTTCTTCAGCCAATCGTACCTGCTTTTGCAGGTCATCATCGCCGTCATCAGGGTCTGGATCGCCGCGATCTTCCTCCTGTGGAACCAATTCTTCGCCGTCTTCCACTGTGTCCGCCGGTTCTGCGGGGGTGTTATCTTCATCTTCTGGTGCTGGCGGGGTGTCGGTCTGTGCCGGTTCCGCGTTTTGCTCCATCATCTGCTTCAAAAGTTTGTCGGCTTCTTGCTCAAGCTTCTCAGGGTCTACCTTCATATCTCACCAATGTTTGCGGGTCCGCTGCAGGAGTGTCCGCTGGTTTATTTAGAAAACGGGTATCTCTTTATGAGGTCGTTTTCTGGCTCAAAACCGCTTGCGCGGTATCTTCTAGTTCAAGAAAGAAGCGCAGTTCTGCCGCTCTTCCCTGATCAAATTTGTGGTCCGGAACGATCTCCAATTTGTCCCTG